CAGATAGTTGCGATCTGTGTTCCTGTACCAATCTTCTGTGGTGTCAAATAACCATTGTTACTTGTACCCCATGAAGCTGTACCATCTAAGATTTCCTCAGTTGGAGCGATTGGGTTGAACTCTGGAACTTGGATTCTTGTTCCACCTTCTGATGCGTCAAGAAGTGCGTTACGCACAATAGCACCAGACTTAATAAAAGCACTACGTTCTTTGATTGCCTCAGAAACATAGGTGCTCAAATTATTTCTCTTTACGATGTCAGCTAATAAGACACCACCAGAGTAATTCTGAAACGGAGCAGCCATTTAGAATAATTTAGAAGTTTACAGTTACCAAGCCACCGACTTGGGTGTTGAATCCACCGAATCCAACAATTATGATTGAGCCTCTTGCTTGAGCACCGCAGCAAGCTGAGGGTTCTGTTCTGATATTAGCATTTGTTGAGTTATATTGCCCGTTTTCCAAGGATTTACCTGTCCTCCACCCACGTTTGATGTAGGAGTTGGTTTTGCACCCATGCCTGCAGCAGTGCTTGGCTTAAAATGATGTTCCCAACCACTACCAGGATTCTTAAGACTTGTGAGATAAGAGTCTAAATCCTGTTCGACTCCACCATTTAAAATTACAACTTTCCCTTCAGCATTTTTTTGTAATTTATTTTGTAATAAAGAAAGAGTCTGTTCAGCGTTGATCGCACCAAGGTTGCTGATAGCTGAAAGTGCCGTTGTCTTTGTGGAGGCTACTTCATTAGAATTTTTTAAATCTTCAAGCTGCTGAGATAGAGTCATTATTTGTTGATCTTTTTCCTGAGCAGTTTTATTAGCTTCCTCCCAAAGAGTTTTCCATTGTCCTTGATCTTCTAAAATCTGTTTTCTTTTTTGCTCTTCTTTTTCATAAACTCCATCTAATTTACCTTTTACATCATTAAATTTTTCTGTCCATTTAGCTTCTTTTTCAGCAGCTTCTTTTTTAGCAGCAGCTAGTTTTGCTTCATATTCTGCTTTTACAGAATCTAAAGAGGGTGATGGGGGTTGAACAGGTGGTTGTGCTGCAACAGTTTCAGTTGCTTCAGTATTTGTTTGAATTACTTTTTCGTCAATAGCCATAGTTATTTAGATTCGATAAAGGTTTCTAATTCAGAAATTAATTCTGCTTTTGTATGTCGTTTGTCTAACTCGATACCAACAGTACGACCAAATTCTTCTAATTCAGATTTAGTCATAGCAGTAAAATCTTTTTGATTTACAACTTCTGGCTCAACTACAGGTTCAGGAGCAGGACAAGCAACAGGAGTTTCATCTGCTTCTTTTTTTGGTTCTTTTACTTCCCACCTATAACTCCCATCGGGTTGCAGGACTTGTTCGATAGATCCAGGCATAATAAACGTGTACTTGTATATTATCTTAGCAGATTATTCCGATTTGACCTCATTTGCACTAGGTAATACCTCACCTTGTACCAAAATATCTCTAAATTCTTCTCTATCTATCACTTGTTGATCAAATAATGAAGTTAAAGCTGTAATATCTTGTCCAATTAGTCTTTCAATATCAAAATCTCTACTGATTTTCACTTCAGGAGGTTCAATACCTACATATTCAGCAGATAAATTAAAACATTTTTGAAGTTTTTGTTCTAATTCCATAGAAACCATAGCAAGCATAGAATTAGTATCTACCCTGTCTAACCTTCGAGCGTCAGCAGATTCAGCTACAAATTTTTGTTGACTCAGAGTGCTAATACCAAGAGTAGCCATTTGCATTTGTAATTCCTTAATTTCAGCAGATTGAGCATCAAAAGCACTACTAGCTGGCTCTACATAATAAACTTTGTTGCCAGGCTGAGTTGCCATCGCATAATTTACAGATATTGCTAAATCTTTTGTCTGATCATCATATCCTTCCATTACAAGCATTGGTTGTGATGCAACGTGCAAGCTATGAATTAAATCAGCCTGTCTTTGAAAATGTGCAAGATTTAAGTACGCAATATCAAGTAAAGGTGGTTTACTAACTAAATTATCTGTTTTACCCGAATAAATTGTTACTAAAGGTATTTCACCAAGAGAAAAACTACCAGTTTCAACTTGTTTGTAATCTTTATCTGCTGAACCCATCTCAAAATTACCCGTGACACTGTTATCTGCAACGTCATACATCTCTTCAATCTGTTCTTTCTTGCGAAAAACTCTATATCTACCTGGTTCGATCACTCTTATCTGATCGTAAACCTTTTCACCAAACTGACCATCGGGTAATACAGCTTTTTCAGCTAACCTTACCTGCACTAAGTTTCCATAATTAGACTCCCTATCAAGTCTCCAACCATAAAGATTTGTTGGATCTACTTCAATCCAATAAGGTCTACGGTTTTGCTGACGTTCTTCTGCAAGCGTTAAAGCACCCGATGGAGCTGGATAATCTACAAGAATATGACTTTGACCATAAATTAAAGAACACATCAATACTCTTCTTGCATATTCATCTAAATCCGAACCACAGCCATCAACGTCCATCTTGAACATCTCTGTCCAATAAGGATCACCAGTAAGTGTTATGGGTTTTCTTAATACAAGACCTGTTGCTGCTCTAATTAATCTTTGTGTAAAAGGACTAAATACTGATCTATTTACCCTTGCTAAGTAAGCATCGTAATCTTCTCTTGGTTCGAGAGGTAAAAATGCTTCAGAGTTTTCTCTAAGGTACTCTGTTCCTTCTGTAACAGCCTTCATTATTTCCCAACCTTTCATCATATCCAAAACAGCCCTTGTCCTTGTAAAAGGACTATCAATACCACCTACAGATGTAGACGAAACAATATTAGTTCTAATAGGACCTGGTACAGCATAAGTCATCTCAGCACCTCCATTTTCTTAATGCTAACGCCTTCCTTGTAGGTCTGCCTTTACTATCTTTCATTGGCCCAGGCATTCCCGACATTCTTGCACAAAAAGATTTGCGTCTTTTAGCTGCTTTACTACCTGGTTTAACTTTTCCCGTTACAGGAGCTTTTAAATTACTACCCGTGGCACGATTATATTTAGCTCTACCTTTGGCAGTTAGTCCACCAGTTTTGGATTTTTCTCCTCTACCTACACTTAAATTTACATTTTTACGTTTTTTTCTCATTATTTTCCTACCTTTTTCATGGTGATGTTGTGAGCTTCAGTAAAAGTTTTACCTTTTAACATTAACTTTTTCATCTCTTCCATGTGCTTTCTAGTATGAGTACCCTTCTTCTTATGCCTTGCTAGAGCATCTTGCTGTCTTTGAGTTAGGGTTTTCATTTTTTCTTCCTTTTTTTCTTAGAACGTAGTTTTTTAAGATCAGCAGCCGTAATCTTATCCCGTGGTGGAGCAACAGCAGCTAATTTACGTTGTTTACTTGAATAAGATCCTTTTGGCATTAGACAGCAGAAGTGATAGTACCGTTAGTTACAAAACTAACTGATACTGTAGAAATATCACCAACAGTAGAACTAAATGAAGTTCCTGTAATAATTCCGTTAAAACTTAGTTTCTTTGCTCCACCTGTATCTAAAAAAAGGTTAAATGAAGCATCACCACCATCTTCAGCAGTTAATACATCATTAATAATTTCAGCAGTATCATCTCCTGATGTTGCTGTATAGAGTAGATCAACAGTACCAGAACCAGACATTAAAGACCCTACATACTTTCTAAAAGTATCTCCATGAGCAGTACACTCAAGAGTGTCTTTTGTAGTATCTAATGTCCAAGCTGTTGTCGAAGCTATAGCTCCTGCTGTTCCAGTTCCGTTATCAAATGATACAGAGCCTTCTTCACCACGAAAAAATGCCATGATTCTAAGAAAATTTTACTTATACGACTATCTTACCTTGAAACTGCGTTTTTCACAGTTATTTTTTCTTCTTTTTTCGTCTATGTTGATAAGTTATCTTTTTACTGCTTGTTTTTTCTCTCTTAAACCTAGCTTTTTCGGCTGCGGTCATCTCTCCGACAGTCTTAGGTGTCTTACTTGATACACGTTTTTTGGGTCTACAAGCTGGATAGCCTCGTTTTTCGCCTTTTGAACGACCACAAGGTTTACCAGTTTTGACATCAACCCAATTTTCTTTGAACCAACGGGTAAGTCCACCACTACTTCTTGCCACGTTTACTCTCCGTGCGGTAAGTTCCTCCACGTTTTTTGTACTCTCGTACAAGCCACGCATTAGCATAAGCACTTGGATAAACCTTAAATTTACGCTTTGCTTCTGCTTTTACCCTAGAGTATAACGCTTTATTTACAGGAACATTCGCCACGCTTTTTACCTCCCTTCTTTTTCTTCTTCTTTTTTTTGGTTGTAGAATGATACATGATAAGAATTAGGTAGTTCTTAATATATTCTAAACGAAGTTTGGCCTAATGTCTCTGGTTTGGCAAGGTTAAATTGTTGTAAACATAGATAACCGAAAGCGTCAAAAGCATGGTCAACCCCCAGGTTTTTGTTTGGCATACCTGTATTTGGAGCGTAAGTAAGAGTTCTGAGCGATTTTATTAACTCTTTACATCTTGGGTGAATAAATGTTCTTCGATCTCCATTTGCATCAAGCAAGGCAGTATTAACAGAAGTAATCTTATCTCGAATCTTCCAGGGACTTTTTGGACTCATAACTGTAAAACCTGACCT